GCTTGGCGCCGATGGCCGGCCCCACGAACGGGATGTTTTCCAGCTCGGACGCGGCGCCGGTCAACTCGCGGATTGCGCCGTTGACCGGCCCCAGCATGCCGTCAGCACTGCGCCGCCCGGCCTCCCCGGCTTCCACCAGGTACTTGAGGCTCGATTGCATCTGCTCCAAATAAGCCATGAGGCCTCCTTACACATGGGGTTCGTCGTACAGCTTCGTAGCGTTCTGTTTCGCCGCGTCTGCCATCATTCGCTGCATATGCGGCATCAGGTCCTGCGCCAAGCGTTGCGGGTCTTTGACATCCCCTTGCACCGTGACCGGCATGTTCAGCGAGTACTGAAACTGCTGATCCACTTTGGTCGACGCCGGCTTCTCCGGCTCTTTGGGCTGAATCGCCACGGCTGCCGGCTTGGTCGGTGCCGCCACCGCCAGCGAGCGCGCGACATCCCCCAGCACCGGCCCTTGCGGGGCCGGCGTCTGAGCCATCAGTAACGCGCCGGAACCGTTCGCCACATTGCTCGAACCGTTCGCCCCATTGAGCGGCTGGGCCATGGCGGCCAAGCTGGGGACCACCGGCCCCGGGCGAGGGGCCATCAACAACGGCGTGACCGGTGTCGCCGGCTTCTCTTCAGGCTTTTCCTCGGGCTTTTCATCTTCGCCACCAAACAGTGACTTACTCAGGGAGCCGCCCAACGCCGCGCCGCCCTGACTGCCGAGATAGGCGCCAATCAAGCCGCCGATGGCGGTGCCAATGATCGGTACCACCGAGCCAATGGCCGCCCCTGCCGCCGCGCCAGCCATGGTGCCGGCCAGATTACCGGCGGCCGCACCATAACCTTCGGCCTTCTCGTCCTTGGTCTTGGCAGTTTCGTAGGTTTCGAACGCCATGGCGCCAGCTTCCATCAGCGAACCGCCGGGGATCATCTTGGCGGCTTTGCCGACCTTGCCGACCGCTTGCACGACCCCGCCCAGCTTGGACATCGCTCCGCTTGGGACTGGCACCGACGGAATCGGCGGACGCGGCATTGGTGGCCTGGACGGACCACCCGCCCGAGGCGACGACAAGCGACGACGCGAAGGGTTGCGCCTTGCACTGCGTCCACGCCGGCGCGTTTCTCCAGGCCCTTCAGCGGCGCCACCCATGGCGCCTGCGTTGACGACGAAAACCTTTTTGACACCGTCGCCATCCGTCCCCGCTGCTTCCCGGGTGGTCGCGTCCTGCGCCAGCGAAACCACCTTGAGGCCGGTCGCGACCACGTCGAACTTGCCGGGTTTCTTGTTGGCCGTGCCCTGCGCTTCGTCGCCATCGGCAAACTTACCCTTGAAGGCTGTCACCGCCTTGAGCCCGGTTTCCACCAACGATAGCGCTTTGCCGGTCTTACCCTTGGGCGCTGCAGCCTTGCCGTTACCGTCCTCGGAGTTGGTCACAAAGACCTTTTGCACCGCGCCGGCCTTGCCGCCACCCAACGATCCGCGCGCCAGGTTGAACAACCCTTTACCCATCTTGAACGAACTGAACAGCCCCGTGAGCGTGACCAGTCCACCACCGACCAGGGCGATACCCGTCACCACCCCGGGCGTGCTGTCAGACAGCGCGGTAATGCCCTTGGTGACTTTGGTCAGCGTCTCGGCCACGGTGTCCGTGACCGGGCGCAGAGCGTCCCCCACACTGCGCATGGCGTCATCCATCGACTGAGCCATTTCAGCCCACTTCTGCGAAGACGACTCGCGCCGTTCGCTGAGGTTTTTATCGAGGATGCCCGTTGCATCGCGCGAATCGTTTTTCAGCTGGCTGTACAGCGCCTTGTTCTGCATGAAAGCCGACAGCGCGGCCTTGACCTGCATGTCAGCGAACAAGTCACCGGTGCGCAACGACTCCTCCAGAGAGGCCATCATGGCCTTAGCTTTCTCCGGATTCGCCTCCTTGCTGATCTTGGCGGTCGCCTCGGCCATGGCCGCCGCTCGCTTCGGATCGGTGGCTTGAATGTACTTCTGAGCCAGCGCCATGCTGGTTTCCAGCGTGGACATACCGTTCTGCAAACCGGTCTGCATCGAGCCCTTATAGTCAATCCCGGCTTTTTTGTAGGCTTGGACTGTTTCGCCCGAGCCGATCTTGCCCATCCAGTTTTTAAGGTTGTTCGCCGCCTCATCCGAGCTACCGGCCGTCTTCATCTGCACTTGCAGCATGGCGCCCAGCTGCGTCACCACATCCATGCCGGTGATGCCAATGCTGCCCATGTTCGCCAACAGTTCAGGAAACCACTTAGCCATGTCGGCCGCTTCAAAGCTGCCCGCCTGCCCTTGATAGGCAATCGCCTCCAGCGCCTGCTGCATCTGCTTGGGGTCGGTGATCTTGGCGTTTTGCCCCAAGGCGTTGATCATCTTCGCCGTATCGACACCGCTCGACCCCTGCCCCACCACAAACTTGGCCGCGACCGGCGCGTACTCAAGGGCCTTACTCAACTCCATACCAGCGCCAACCAACTGGTTGACCACATCGGCCACGTCGTTGCGCGCCATGCCGGTATTGCGTGAGGTATCAATGATCTTGCGCGACATCTCCTGTTCTTGTGGCTTGTTGGCTATGCCGGCCTTGATCGCGATGTCACGAACAATGGCCCCAAAGTCCGCACTGACCTTCGTCGGCACGGCCATGGCGCCGATACCAACAACCGCTGCGCCGACCGCGCCTTTCATGCCGGACTTGCCGGCATCGAGCTGCTGGTATCCCTTCGCCTTAAACTCGGCCTTATTGGCCGCCTGGCCCAGGGACCGATACGCCTTATCCAGCCGGCCGACCTCAATGCCCTGCTTTTTCAAGCTGTCCAGATTCGAATTCAACCGACCCAGCAGTTTGGATGCCCCAGCGGCGCCGCTGTCGTGAGCCTTCTTCCATTCATCGCGCAGGCGAATGGTGTCGCCAATCGTGCGCTGCAGTACACGCGCCTTGTTGCCTTCCGCTTCGAGGCGCTTGATGCGCCCCGTCACATCTTTGAAGGCGGCACCCACCGTCGAACTGACGGCGCCGCCGATAACCAGCCCGAGGGCGATTTTGTTCGCCATGTCATGGCTCCCAGTTGCACAGCATTACCGGTAGCGGCTCAATCCGTGAGCCACCACACCATCTCGGCAAATGGCATCGTCTGAATCTCGGCGGCGGAAAATCCGGTCTCCGCCGCTAGACGTTTCGCCACCATCTTCATGATTCCGGGATCAAATCCCGTCGTCGTGCACCAGGCGAAAATAGCCGGCCTGCAAGCGGTAGTAGTCCACCAGTTTCAGGCCCTCCAGATCTGCAATGCCGGTGCCGGTTAATTCAGCAAACAAGGTCAACTCGCGCAGCTCGGCATTGCCATTGGCCGCACGATCCGCCGCCCGTACTTCGCGCACTGTCGGGGAGCGCAGGTTCAACGTATCGACTTGCACCGAGCTGACTTCACTCGGGCACGAGAGCGCCACCTGAACGTTGTCCACCGTGACCGACAACCAGGCCGGCAACAACGTGGGATCGGTGAGATGAGGCACCAACCGGGAATAGCCTTCCTGCAAACGGTGGTAATCCAACAGCTTCAGGCCTTCAATATCCTTGACCCCCACCTCAGTCAGACCGGCAAACAACAATAGCTCGCGTTGTTCGGCATCACCTTGGGCCGCCCGGTCGGCCGCACGCTCGTCGCGCAATGTCGGCGAGCGCAGGGTCACTTTATCGACCTTCACACCGTTGGCTTCGCTGGGACGTGAAAGCGTCACAACGGCGTGCTCAGCGGTAACCGACAGCCAGGATGGCAACTCTTTTTCAGCTTGGATCATCATCTGGATATATTCCCTTAGAGGCCGAGCGCGGCGCGCACGTCGGCGAGTTGGTCTTTGCCGTCGATCACCTGAATGCCGGCGAACATGTCGATTTCGTACATGAGGCGACCGTCGATTTCGAGCTTGTAGTAAGTGACCGCAATCGCGTGTTTGATTTCTGCCGGGTCACCGGCTTTCCAGTCGCCCAGATCAACCTCTTTGAGCCGGCCGCGCAGGGTGGCAACGACCGCCGTCACTGCCCCTTTTTGCCCCTTGAAGGCGCCACGGAAAGACGCATTGAATGCCGTGCCATCGGCCAGGCCGAAGTACTTCAGCGACTCACGGCGCACGCCCTTGGTGACAAAGGACGCTTCCATTTTTTCCAGGCCTTGATCCATCTCGACGGGACCGGCCATGCCGCCACCGCGATACTCGTCGGTCTTGCTGGTCAGCTTGGGCAGCGTCAGGCTTGGTACGTCGCCGTCAAAGCTCATCCCGTCAACAAACAGGTTCGTGTTAAACAAAGTTTGAGGAATCATTTGCTAGGCCCCCTTAGGCTGCTTCAAGAACTTCGGTCATCCATTGATCGGTGACTTCGAAAAGGAAATTCGGGTTTTCTGCCGGCGGCACGTCGGTGAAGCGAATGCGCCAATACACTTTGCCCTGGGCGATTTGGCTGGCCGTGTTCAGCTCGGTGTCCGGGAACACCTCGAAATTGATAATCGCACCTTCGGCTTTCTGGTCGCGCATGAACGCGTCCACGCCGTCAGTAACATCCTTGACGTAGGT